AAAGCAAAAGAAGATATTAAAAAAGGTACTGAAGGCGTAATTGATCCAGCATCAATTAAAACGTTCAAAGAAAATATTGCAGAAGCAAGTACTGCATTTACAACAATGCTTGGTAGCGTTGATCTTGCACCGTTAGAAAAAGTATTTAATAAAGCACTAGATGCTGCTGAGAAATATCTAGTACCAGCTCTTAATATGGCAGCAAATAATTTTGACAAATTCTTAATAGCAATGGGTGGAGCAAATGCTGCACTTAAAGCACTAGAACTTGCAGCAGGCGCAGCGGCCGCAGCACAAATGCTAGGCCTAAGAGGCCGTCCTGGTACAGCCGGTGCAGGTGCAGGAGCAGGTGCTACTGGACAAAAACCAAAACCAGGTGCTACTGGCGGCGGCGGTATGAAAGGTGCTGCTAAAGGTATTATGAAACGTGCAGGTCCGTTAGGATTATTATACGGATTGTATGAAGGTTATCAGTCGATGAATCAAATCGACCAAGATCTTGAAGCAGGAAATATCACATCAAACGAAGCAAGTGTAGACAAAGCAGAAGTAACAGGCGGTGTTGTAGGCGGTACTGGCGGAGCAATGGCTGGCGCAGCAGCAGGTGCTGCATTAGGTTCGGTTGTTCCTGTAGTTGGTACGCTAATAGGTGGTGTAATTGGAGGTGCTGTTGGATATTGGGCAGGATCGTCAGCAGGTGAAGCAATTGGTGAACAGATTGGAGAAGCACTAGTTGGTCCTGAAGATATTGCAGCCATTGAAGCAAAAATTAAAGCAGAAGAAGAACGTATTAAACGTTCAGAAGCAGGTGTAAACGAATATTGGGGCAGAGAATCAAAAGGTAGAGAAGAATCACAGAAACAGATTGAGCAATACAAGAAAGATCTAGAATTAATCAATAAACGTAATGCCGAAATAAAAGCAGAAGAAGCCAAAGCAGAAGAAAAGAAAAATGAAGTACCTGGTAATCCAGAAGAAAAAACAACAGATACTAATGATGCTCAAAAAACACTAGAACAAAAAGCAGAAGAAGAAAAGAAAAAAGCAGAAGCAGAAAAGAAAAAAGCAGAAGAAGAACAGAAAAAGAAAGACGCAGAAGGTACTACTAACCCAGACGGAACACCAATGAGTAGCAACACTACTCAGAAAACACCAGATCAGTTGTTAGGTGAATTAAATACTAGTATGAATCAACTTGTCCAATTGGCAACAACACAAACTATGTTAGCCAAAAAACAACTTGGTGTTAGTGGTGAAGCAGTTGGAGATTTATATTCTTCTGTATAACAAAAAAGAACTTGCTTTTATAGCAAAAGGATGTATAATATAAGATATGAGTTGGAAAAAATACTTTACACCAGTTAACGCTGATAATACAGGCGGAAGTTACAGCCCAATTAGTGGCGGCGGACGTCCCGGCCCTGCACGAGCAAACTATAGTTCATATTTGCCAGATGTATATGCAGGTGCACCAAATCGTATCGAACGTTATATGCAGTACGATACAATGGATATGGATTCAGAAGTAAATGCTGCATTAGATATTCTTGCAGAATTTTGTACAGATAAAGATAGAGAAAACGCAACACCGTTTCATTTCCATTTTAGACAGCAGGCAACTAATGTAGAAACTAGACTATTAAAAGATGCGCTACAAAAATGGACTAAATTAAATCAAATTGATAAACGAATTTTTAGAATTGTAAGGAACACATTTAAATATGGAGACTGTTTTTTCATTAGGGATCCAGAAACTAAAAAACTTTTATACGTGGATCAAACCAAAGTCACAAAAATTATTGTTAACGAATCCGATGGAAAGATTCCCGAGCAGTATGTTGTAAGAGATATTAATTTTAATTTTAAAGATTTAGTAGCAACGACTCCACACAATACAACTAACACTTCACCTAGCGGAACGAGTTCTTATACTTCCGGGGGTGGATTTGGTAGAGGAATGGCAGGTCAAGTTCCAACACCATCAGGCACTAGGTTTCAAAGAGAAGCAAATGAAATTGCTGTAGATGCAAAACATATGGTACACATTTCATTATCAGAAGGATTAGATCAAAATTATCCTTTTGGTAATTCACTTTTAGAAAGTGTTTTTAAAGTATACAAACAAAAAGAGTTATTAGAAGATGCGATTATTATCTATCGTATTCAACGTGCGCCTGAACGTAGAATTTTTTACGTTGACGTAGGTAATATGCCTGCGCATATGGCAATGAGCTTTGTTGAAAAAGTTAAAAACGAAATACAACAAAGACGTATTCCAAGTGCAACAGGTGGAGGTACAAGTGTTATTGATGCTAGTTACAATCCACTATCAACTAATGAAGATTACTTCTTTCCGCAAACAGCAGAAGGACGTGGCTCTAAAGTTGAAACACTACCAGGCGGAACTAACCTAGGTGAAATTACTGACCTACGTTATTTTACTAATAAATTATTCCGTGCTTTACGTATTCCAGCAAGTTACTTGCCTACAGCAATTGACGAACAAGCAAATACAGTAAGTGACGGTAAAGTAGGAACTGCTTATATTCAAGAATTACGTTTTAACAAGTATTGTGAAAGACTTCAAGCAAACATTGTAGAATCATTAGATTTAGAATTTAAAATGTGGTTAGACAGTGCAGGTGTTAACATTGACCCTAGTATGTTTGAACTAAAATTTAATCCACCACAAAACTTTGCTGCGTATCGTCAAGCAGAACTTGATACTACTAGAGCAAACATCTTTGGTGCGATACAACAAGTTCCACACTTGTCTAAACGTTTTGCACTAAAACGTTATCTTGGTTTAACAGCAGAAGAAATTGCTGAGAACGAGAGAATGTGGAAAGAAGAAAATGCAGGCAACTTACAACCACCTACTGATGCAGCAGGCGAGTTGCGAGGAGCAGGTATTACTCCAGGCGGTATGGAGACAGATATGGGAGACCAGACTGCACAAGCGCCTGAAGATATGGCAGCAGCGGCTGAACCAGCAGGCGGAGAAGGGGATGCGGCAGGCGGCACAGAAACTCCTGCCTAGTCATAAATAGTAGTATGCTTCTAAGAGAATTTTTATATTTTAACGATGAGATTAATGACTTTGCAGTTGACCGTAGATACGACAACAGCAAAGACAGTTCTGTATTGCAACGTGACGATACAAGAAAGATCAGACTAACTCTTAGACAGATCAACGAAATTAGAATGCAGGCTGAAGCACACGCTGCCGAGAAAGAATCGGAACTAAATTTTATTAGGCAGATGTATGCAGCACCAGTTGAACCACAAGAGTAACCGAAAAAGATTTCAAAATGATGCTGCTTTCGTTCTAGGTAACGGAAACAGTAGACTTGCAATTGATTGCCCTAGTTTAATAAACAAAGGTACAGTCTACGGTTGCAACGCACAATATAGAGAATTTGATCCACACTTTTTAATAGCAGTTGACGTTAAGATGGTTAACGAATTAATTGATGCTGACTATCATAAAAAAGGAACTATTTGGACAAATCCTAACAAAGGCATAAAAACAAAATCAAATATTAACTTATTTTCACCACACAAGGGTTGGTCAAGCGGCCCTACTGCATTATGGTTTGCTGCTAGTAATGGACATAAAAACATTTATATTATTGGATTTGACTATGCAGGAGTCAAAGGCAAATTCAACAATGTATACGCAGATACGTTCAATTATAAGAAAAGCAGTGATGCAGCAACGTTTTTTGGTAACTGGCTAGGACAAACAGAGAAGGTTATTAAGGAGTTTAGACACACTAAATTCTTTAGAGTTGTTGAAGAAGGCGGCTTTATACCCGATAAATTAGGTCCTCAGCACGGAAATTTGACACATATTAGTAAGGAAGAGTTTGATAGCACGTTTCCGGAAAGTATATATCAAAGCAAAACGAATCAAAAAACTACCATTTAACCCCATTTTTATAAGTAAAATGTAAATACATTAACAAACAGCCTTACGATAATCAATTTATAGGAGAATAAAATGGCAGATCAAAAAACAACATTAGAACAAATGCTTGAGCATTTGGTTAATGACAATACTGCAAAAGCAGAAGAATTATTCCACGAATATGTGGTAACAAAATCAAGAGAAATCTACGAAAACCTTATCGAAGAAGAAATGGAAGAAGATGAGGACGTAAAAGAAGATTCAAAAGACGAAGAAGTTGATGAGGCTTCTAAAGATGCTGATTCAGAAGAAGATAAAGTAGACGAAGCAACTGACGAAGAAGTTGACGAGTCATCTAAAGACGAAGAAGTTGATGAATCTGCAGACGACGAAGAAGTAGAAGAAGAATTTGAAGAAGTTGCTGTAGAAGGCGACGACGAAGATCCAATGGATGCTATGGGCGGAGACGCTGGTGATGACTTAGAATCAGACATTACAGGCGATGACGAAGACGGCGAAAAAGAGCCAGAAGAGTTATTCCAAGATTTAGATTCAATTGTTGACGAACTTCAAGCAAAATTTGACGAAATCAAAGGCGGCGACGATGCTGGTGACGAAATGGGCGACGAAGAAGAAAAAGACGAAATGTTTGCTCCAGAGTCAAGCGAAGAAGCAGTTGCTGAGCCAAAAGATGAGTTAGAAACAATGCGTGAGTATGTTGAAAAAGTAGCAGGCGGACACGGTGCTGAATCAAAAGGTGCTGCAGAAGGTGCTGACAACAAAAAATCAGTTGTTGACAATATGAAAAACGATATGGGCGGTACTACTGCTAACATCGCAAAAGGCGGTGAAGCGTCAGAGAAAAATGACGGTGGATTAGCAGATATTAACGCTAAAGAAGAAAATGCTGGCAACGTTAACGTTCCAGGCGCTAAAGGTGCAACTAAGATGTCCCCAGAAAAAGGACACGGTGCAGAAAAGAAAGGCGCTGGCGAAAACGCTGATAACAAGCAATCAATTTTCCGTGGCCGTAGATAATAGAGGGTATATAGGTTGAAAACTACACTAGCAGAACATCTGAGCTTCGATCAGGCTAAAATCGTAATTGAGCGTGATGAAGGCGAGGGTAAAACATTACATTTGAGTGGTATCTGTATTCAAGGTGACATTCGTAATGCTAACCAGCGTGTTTATTCTTCGCAAGAAATTGATAGGGCTGTCAAAACGCTCAACGAACAGATTTCTGGGGGGTATTCAGTGCTTGGTGAAGTAGATCATCCTCAAGATTTAAGAATAAACCTCGACCGTGTGTCCCATATGATCACAAAGATGTGGATGGACGGTCCTAACGGTTACGGAAAACTTAAGATGCTTCCAACACCAATGGGACAATTAGTGTCCACGATGTTGGAAAGCGGAGTTAAACTTGGAGTTAGCTCAAGAGGTTCAGGAGAAGTAGACGGAGAAGGTAACGTAAACGGTTTTGAAATCATTACTGTTGACGTTGTTGCACAACCAAGTGCACCGGGTGCTTATCCTACACCAGTTTATGAACACCTTATGAATGAAAAAGGTGGTTTCCAGGCGTTTAAATTAGCACAAGAAGTACAAGGCGACCCACAGGCACAGAAGTATATTGCAGAGTCCTTGAAGAAAATCATTTCAGGATTAAATCATTAGGAGAATCACAGATGTTAGATTTTGTAAAACAATTGTTTGAAAACAATGTGATTTCCGAAGAAGTCAAGTCGGAAATTGAAACCGCTTGGGAAACCGCAGTTCAAGAAAACCGTGACACAGTCGCAACTGGTTTACGTGAAGAATTTGCACAGAAGTACGAACACGATAAAGCTCAAATGGCAGAAGCAGTAGAGAAGATGCTTTCAGACAGAATTACTGCTGAATTATCTGAATTTGCTGAAGACCGTCAGGGACTTATCGAGGCTAGAGCCAAGTATGCTAAGAAAATGAAGAAAGATTCTAAAGCAATGGAATCATTCGTTCTTAACAACTTGAAAAAGGAACTAGACGAACTTCGTGAAGATCGTAAGTCAGCAGCGGGCAATGTTGCTAAATTAGAATCTTTTATCGTGGATGCATTAGCGAAAGAAATCGCAGAATTCCACTCTGATAAAAAAGATCTTGCTGAAACCAAAGTTAAATTGGTACGTGATAGCAAGGCTAAATTCGAAGCAATCAAGAAAGACTTTATTGACAGAGCTTCAACAGTAGTTGAAACAACTGTACGTAAAGGCTTGAAAGCAGAGATGGGTCAGTTAAAAGAAGATATTGAAGCAGCTCGCAAAAACGATTTTGGTCGCAGAATTTTTGAAAGTTTCGCAAGTGAGTATGCAGCAAGTCATCTAAACGAAAAATCTGAAACAGCAAAACTTCTTAAAGTTGTAAAACAAAGAGAAGAAGCAGTTAAAGAAGCCAATGCGAAAGCAGAGGAAGCAGAGAAGTTGACTGAAAGCAAAGACGCAGAAATTGCTCGTATGCAAGATGCAGCTCAGCGTAAAGAAGTAATGGCAGAATTGTTATCACCTCTAAACAAAGAAAAGCAAGAAGTAATGAGTGAACTTTTAGAATCTGTCCAAACAGATAAACTACACGCAACATTCGACAAGTATATTCCAGCCGTAATGGATGGAAAATCTACTAAGAAAGTAGCGTTGAACGAGGCTAAGGAAGTAACAGGCGATAAAGAAACACAGGCACATATCAACGGTCAAGAGAATAAGACCGCTGAGATATTTGACATCCGCAGACTTGCGGGACTTAAAATTTAAGGAGATAAACAAAATGTCACAATTATTAGAGTCACGCTGGTCGGAAACCAAAGGCGCACTTTTAGAAGGGCTCCAAGGTAACAAGCGTTCTGTAATGGAGGCAACTCTCGAGAATACCCGTAAGTATTTGTCAGAGAGTGCTACAGCAGGCGCCACTTCCGCTGGCAACGTTGCAACACTAAATCGTGTGATCCTACCAGTGATCAGACGTGTAATGCCAACAGTCATTGCAAATGAACTTGTTGGTGTACAACCAATGACTGGACCAGTTGGCCAAATCCACACATTACGTGTAAGATATGCTGACGATTTTTCATCTAGCTCAGGCACAGGTGCCACAGCAGGTGAAGAGGCACTAAGCCCATTCAAGATTGCTGAAGGTTATTCAGGTAACGACGATATTAAAGCAGGTTCAACTGCTTCATTAGAAGGCGCTGCTGGTAACAGACTTTCAATTCAAATCTTGAAACAAACTGTAGAAGCAAAAACTCGTAAGTTATCAGCTCGCTGGACTTTTGAGGCTGCTCAAGATGCTCAAGCACAACAAGGTATTGATGTTGAAGCAGAAATTATGGCTGCGTTAGCGCAGGAAATTACTGCTGAGATCGACCAAGAAGTTATTACTTCTTTATCAACACTTGCTGGCACAGCAGCACTTACATACGACCAAGGCGCAGTATCAGGTACTGCTACTTTCGTTGGTGACGAACACGCAGCACTTGCTGTTCAAATCAACAGAGTTAGCAACTTGATTGCACAGCGTACACGTCGTGGTGCTGGTAACTGGGCTGTTGTATCACCAACTGTATTAACATTATTACAGTCTGCTACAACTTCAGCATTTGCTAGAACTACAGAAGGTACATTTGAAGCACCAACAAACACTAAGTTTGTAGGAACTTTAAACAGTGCTATGAAAGTATACGTAAACGGCTATGCTACATCAGACGATGTACTTGTTGGTTACAAAGGATCTTCAGAATCAGATGCGGCAGCATTCTATTGCCCATACATTCCTTTAATGTCATCTGGTGTTGTACTTGATCCAGGTACTTTTGAGCCAGTAGTTTCGTTTATGACAAGATATGGTTATGTAGAGTTAACAAACACTGCATCATCTCTTGGTAATGCGGCTGACTACTTGGGTAAAGTTGCTGTAACATCAGCAAACTTACGTTTTGCGTAAGCCAACTCATTAGAGTATTTAGAAAGGGCGGTGGAAACACTGCCCTTTTTTTATGACTTGACTTTCTGATTGTTAAATAGCAATATGGAAAAGATTACAAGTTACAGAGATTTTCCTAAACTTAGAGATCAATTACAAAAGTGGCGGAAACGTTTTCCTATGTTTGCTCACGATGTTAAAACATTTGATAAAATGTTAGAAAAGCATATGAAGGAACATATGGAGCATATTATAAAATATAAGCAAACAAAACGCACAACTTATCTAGAAAAAGCACAAGAAGAATTAGACCATATTAATCGCATACTTACTGCTATTAGTAAAGTAGAGCTTATGGCTTTATTATCTAAAAGATAAATACTTGTGTCAGATAGCGAGCCGCAAGGCGGACTTATGCTGTTTAACCCACAGCGTACCGGATAGAACCCGGATTGGACTACTTATATAGGAGAAAACAAATGGGAAGACCACTAAACAAAAGATTATTCGGAGAGCCAACAGCGGCTGGATCTGAAATCAAAGTAAACTTTCATAACGACACAGCAGTTAAAGAAGGTTATATCGTAAAGCAAAAAGGTTCAAAGAAATTTGTATGCGAAGAAATTGAAACAGCAGGCGAATATACTTGTGTACTAACAACTGGTAAATTGCCAGCAAACTTAGCAGCAGGTGAAATGTGTATTTCGTTTAAAATGGACGACAGTGAAACTTATCTAGTAAGTAAAATTGCTGGAAAGAAAGCAACACTATCAGCACCTACAGCAACAGGTTCAAACGCATATGACGGTTTGACTGTTCCTTGGAACTTTGCAACATCTACTTCAGATGGCGCAGCACAAGTTGAAGAAGCAGGTGATGACAATACCTTAACTGGTACTGATGACGACGACTTCACTGAAGACGCTTAAGGATAACTGAGGATGGAACCACCAATTAATGTATTTTGGGATTTTTTAAAAAATCTAAAAGACTTGGTTGTTTCGGTTAAAATTGAAAGTGCTAAGGCGTGCCATAACGGTAACGTCTTAGCACAAATTTCAAACTCAGAGTTTAAGGTAGAAGATAGAGAAGGCAACGTAGGCATTTGTAAACTTGTTAAAAAACAAGTAAGCGAACTAGAAGATAATGAAATGTCATTATCCGGATTAGTTTTAGAATCAAGTGTTTGGGTTTTTATAAAAGAAATAGTTGATAACGTGATGAAAGATTTTACAAATAAAAATTATAGTTGGGAAGTAGATGATGATTCATCTCAACGTATAGTTTTGCTAAAGGGAATATAGATGGCACAGTTTTTACAAACTAACGGTGACTACACTATAAAGACATACGAAGGTGGTGTTATTACTCTTGATACTGGTCCAAGAATAGGCCAGATTAAAGTTACAGGTAACCTTGTTGTTGAAGGTGATACACTTACTGTTAGTGCAGAAAACTTAGATGTTCAAGATAATATCATCAGATTAAACGTTGGTGAAACAGGCGCAGGAGTATCATTAAGATATTCAGGTTTAGAAATTGATAGAGGTACATCAGAACCAGTATCATTCTTTTATGACGAAAATGATGATGCATTTAATATTGCTATAGGCTCTGTTGAAGGCGGAGCAGTTAACTATGCTACGTCTAAATTAAGACTTAGAAGTATTTTAACTAATTCAGATACAGACTCAGGTGATTTAACACTTATTGGTACCGGTGGCGGTGTTGTTAAAGTTAGCGGTACAACAAATTACGAACAACAAATTACAGACGATGACGATATTCCTAACAAAAAATATGTTGATGACAGCATTAGAGATAATCCAACATTCCAAATTATTGATGACAACACAAGAGTTATCATTAGTGAGAAAGACGTAACTGGTTCATTACAATATTTAGAAGATGAAACAGGTTACAGTACATTTGGAGAAAGTGGAGTATCAGTTTTAGTTGACGGTATTTTAAATACACAATTTTACACAAATAGAACTGTAATTCAAGATATAGAAATTATAGGTAACGAACTTACAAATAACGATACAAACGCTAACGTGTTTGTAAGAACACAAGGAACAGGTAAATTACAAACTAACTATGCAATTGAATTAGAAGAGATTGCTGTAACACCTGCATTTGTAAACGGTTCTACTATTATACACGCTTGTACTCCAGGCATAGGCGGGTCAGGGATTGTGTTCGTAGGCTCCAATGGTGTTAGTGACGAATTGATAAGTAAAAACAAAGCATTATTATTAAGTATGCTATTTTAGGATAAAGAGATGATAACAAATACATTAAGCACATCAACAGACGTAACAGTTCCGGTTAAGGTATTTACAAGTAGTACAACGGGCGCACCGATTGGCGGTGCAGTTACAGGACAGCGTAATGCTATTACTACAATGGCGTTATGTAATACAGGTACACTTGATATTACTGACGAATCAGTTAACACAATTGTTGCAACTATTCATATTGTTCCTAGCGGTGATTCACCTAGTGCTGCAAACACTGTTGTAAGTAGATTAACAGTGCCAGCAGGAGAAACAGTATTTTTCAGCGATGAAAAAATTGTTTTAGACGAAGGGGATGAAGTTTGGGTAGCAACTAGTGCTTCAGGATTACTTGCTGTAACTATTAGTACGTTACCGGTTTAAGGATTTATTATGGGATATCCATTAGAAGCCACACATTGGGACACTTGGAGTTATAAACCTGAATGGTTTGATACTGACTTCTTTTATAGTCCTGATGGTATTAAGGAGTTCCCAGATCATCACTGTAAGCAAACATACATATTAAGCAAGCCTTACATTAAAAATTATCGTAATGCTATTGATATTGGATGTAGAGACGGTGAATTTTCAAGATACTTACAACACGATTTTGAACACGTATTTTGTTTTGATCAAAGATGTAGAAAGTTTTTTCCCTACAATGTAGCACAAGATAAAGTAACACACTTTCATTGTGCAGTAGGACAAGAAGCAGAAAAAATGAGGTTCCGTTTAAGAGCAAAAATACACCCTAGTCAAATTTACTATGCAATTGACGATTTTGATTTTGAAAATATAGATTACATTAAGATTGATTGTGATGGCGGAGACTGGGATGTGCTTGTAGGAGCAACAGAAACGATAAAAAAACATAAGCCTCTTTTAATTGTAGAAGATGCTAGTTGGGATACTTCATTACCTGAAAGATTTAGTTGGCAAAAGTTTGCTTTAGAATATGCTATTGAGGAACTAAATTACAAAGTAGTAGAAGTATGTTCACGTAATATTGACAGGGTAATGATACCAAACGAAGGATAGATAATGAAGTTTTTAAAAGCACAAAATACATCAAAGTACAGTCCAAGCGATAACACTATTAGTGTAAATCCATATGGTCGAGTTGTGATGGATGCAAACGGTGCTTTGTTAATGCCTAAAGGCACAACAGCACAAAGACCACAAGTGTCTGGCGTGAGACAACCTACAGATGCTAATGGGTCAATTCGTTATAATACAGATACAAACGAAATTGAAGGATATGTTGGAAACAATTGGGAAACAATTAGAGCAGCAGGTGCAAGTGCAATTAGCATTGAATCTTTTGGTCCTGGCGATGCTGTTGAAACAGTATTTGGTCCTTTAGCAAATATTCCTGCAAGTGCAAATAATGTTATTGTGCTTGTTGAAAACGTAATGCAAATTCCAACAACTAACTTTACACTAGAACAAAGTTCAAGCGGAAGTTTATCAGGACCTGGAGCACCATATGCAGATGGTTGGTATTTAAAATTTACTAGTCCAGTACCTTTTAGTAAAAATATTACAGTATTTTTTGGATTTGCAAACTAAGGAGAAGTAGATGGCTCAATTGGGGCGAATTGGCGGACACTTACTCAACTCTACTCTTACAAGAGAAGGAGTAAATCTTGCTTTTAAAAATACTACGTTTGATGCAACACCAATATTACAATTTGATGTTGAAAACGGTCTTATAGGTATTAAGACTGACGCTCCTTTATATGATTTAGATGTAAGAACAGATGTAAAGACAACTAATGCTTCTGTAACACAAAATGCAAAAATAGATAATGTAACTGTTGACGCAGATACAGCAAAATTTAGTTCCGTTGTAGGACCTATCAACATTATGTTAAATGGCGGTATGGGTACTATTGTAATGGAACGTATGCGTACAGACGATTTACAGTTTACTGACAATGTAATAAGCAGTAATAATTCAGCAACAGCAGTAGAACTAAGTGCAAGTGGCACAGGTATTGTAGACGTACAATCAGCAGGAAGTTTTTTAGGTAATATGAATGTTACAGGTAATGTAACAGTTGATGGTAATCTTACAAAATATTCAAATATAATTTTAGGTGACGAACTTTACAATCCAGATACACCTGGTGGCGACACTATAGAAATTATTCCAGATTTTTCACAATCAATTATTCCAGGCGATGACGACCAGTATGATTTTGGTACAGGAAATATTGTTGATAGTACTGTAAGAAGATGGAACAGTATGTATACACCAGACTTAACAAATGTTGAAACTAACAGACCTAATGCAGTTAAAGTTAGTGATCAGATGTGGTTAAATGGTGTAAGCAATCAATTATTTGGTTTACAATCAGATGATGATTTTTTCCTTTCGCCTGATACAGGTATTACACATATTGAAGGGTTTGATTTTCAAAACAATGATATAACAAATATGTCAGCAACTGAGCCAGTCAAAATGCGTAATACAGGAATTGGATATCTTAGATTTATGGGTACAAATGCATTTAAGATTCCAGCAGGTGACGATAGCACTAGACCTAGTGTACCAGAAATTGGCGATACAAGATGGAATACTGACGGACAGCGTTTAGAGTGTTTTGCCGGACAAGTTGAAGCAGTAACAATTGCAAGTAGCAACATATCAGGTTTAGTAGATCAAATTATTAATAGTGGACCTACATCTACCAACGGTTTTGGTAATGGGTTTGAGTGTAGATTAACTATTGCATCAGGCGTTCTAAGCGTCGAAATTACCGAAGAAGGAATTGGTTATAATGCAACTAATTCCATTACTATTTCAGGAGCAGTTTTCCTAGGCGGCACAGATGCTGTCAACGATGTTACCCTTACAGTAGGCTCTCAAACTACAGCAGGATATAGGGTTGCAACAGGTGGTGGTGCTGAAGTAGACATTAATCTTATGGAAGATTTAGGTAACGAATACAGCCTTATACTCGGCTAATTTTTCCTTTTGGCTAAATACTATTGTTAACGAAGACCAACGTTAACCTTTTACTGTGGTCAACTCGCAATGTAAGGTAGTTGGAGGGACAGGATCCCCGTGTTAAGGAGAGCAAATGGCAATAGGTCGTATAAGTGGGCCGCTCTTGAAAGCAAATCTGGTTAGAGATAACGTAGATTTATCTTTCAGAAATGGAGCAACAGACCCAGATATTTTGTATATTGATGTAAACAATGCTCGCATTGGTGTCAACAACTCATCTCCTACAACTGACTTAGACGTTAGTGGAACAACACGCACAACAACACTTAGAGTAGACAATCAACTAGATATCGGTAATTTACACATTACTGGTAACACTATTTCCAGCGATCTTAATACAATTAGTTTTGCACCATCAGGTGATGATCCTGTTGTCTATAACAGTAAATTACAAGTAGATGATTTTGAAATTTCAGGCAATACTATCCAAACTATTGTATCTAATTCTAATTTAGAAATTAGACCAAACGGAGCAGGTATACTTGAAGTACATTCAAATACAACTATTAATGGAAATGTAGATATTACTGGTGATTTATCAGTAGACGGCGATGTAACTATTGCAGGTAATATTACATTTGGTGACAGTATTACAGACTCAATTACTATTAATGCTGCAATTAAAAGTAATTTGATTCCAGAACAAGATGTTACATTTGATTTAGGTAGCCCATCATTTAGATGGAGATCAATGTATGTGAATGACGTTTACGCAGATACGCTAAATGTGCCTACGCTTGATGTAGGAAATTTAATGTTTCGCGATAATGAGATAACTACTACTACAGGATTAGACTTACATATTGACGGTAATGGAGCCGGCGGTGTAAGATTAGGTAATTTTAAAATAACTGATAATGTTATTGAAAATGTTTCTAATAATGCAATTACACAGATTTTGCAAACAGGAACAGGTTATTTTAAAATTGATACAAACAACGGCTTTGTTCCACCAAGAGGTACAAATGCTGAAAGACCAACTGCATATGCAGTACTTGGAATGACAAGATACAATACTAATTCTAAGTCTTTAGAGATTTGGGATGGTAGTGCTTGGAGTTCACCAGCAGGTGCTTCAGGTGCGGTATCAGAAATTGTAGCGAATGATATTGCAGCGTCATTTGCACTAATGTTAGGATAAAAAGATATGCCAACAGTATTTAAAAACGCAGTAATAAACAACGTAGGCACAGAACCAGTAGATGTGTTGCAAATTCCTGAAGGAGTTAGAGCAACTGTTGTAGGATGTAATTTAGCGAATACATCAGATTATGATACTGTTGTTGTTAATGTCTATGTTATTGATGAGAATTCTACGCAAGGAAACTATGTACGATCAGTACCTATACCTCCGGCGTCGAGTGCAAAAGTTGTGACACAAGGTGAAAGATTAATTTTACCAGCCACAGCAGGTTTAAGAATAGAATCAGACACTGATGACAGTGTTGATGTAGTAATAAGTTACGTAGAGATATCGTAGGAGGAAAATTATGCCGAGCCCATATTATTTTGGACAATCACCAGATGAATCATTAGGCGATAGCCCTAGATATTTTTACGCTATCAGAAGAAACGCAGACGGCGAACTGTTTTTATTAAGAAGTGATCAATTGAAAGATAAAGATTCAATTGATATCAACTTACCTGGACCGCCTGAGCAAACATTTGAGGACTTTGAACCCGGTATTGATTATTTTGAAGGTATTGCTGAAAATCACGAGCCAAACTTTGCAAATATGAAATACCCACAATACAAATGGGATCAAAGAAGTATATTATATTACGTGGACGATGAAGGAATGTTAGTACAAAGAGTAAACCAGGATTACACTTTCCCTGCTAATCTTTCAGGCGATTAGGATTAAGATATGGCAGAGTTTAAAATAAGTCGAATTAGGTATACGTGGAAAGGTGCGTGGAGTGGTGCTGTTGCATACAACAAAGATGACGTTGTAGAATATAGCGGTAGTTCATATATTGCTATTAGAGCTCACACTTCAAGTTCAACTTTTAACACAGATCAAATTTTTACACCACCGGGTGAAACATTTGCAACACCGGCTTGGACAGTAATGACTCAAGGTCAAAACTGGCGAAGTGATTGGGCTGGAAGTACAGATTACTATCCAGGTGATATTGTAAGATACGGCGGTTACTTATGGATAAACACAACTGCATATACATCAACAAGTGATTTTGATGTAAACATTTCTAACTGGGCAATTTATGCAACTACTGTTGATTGGGACGGTGCTTGGACAGCAGGTGCAGTATATGGTATCGGTGATCTAGTTAAGTATGGCGCAACAGTATACAAATGTATTACTGGACACACAGCAGCGGCATCAGCAGCAGACGGCTTAGAAGCAGATCAAGCGAAATGGGAAATTTACACACAACTAAAAGGTTATGTAGGTGACTGGACTGATGGTTACAGATACAAGTATAACGATTTAGTAAGTTATGGTGGTAGTTTGTTACGTGTAACTACAGGACATACAGCAACAACTAATTTAGACGATGCAAATTTTGCAACTGAGATACCAGGCGGAAAAGCAAAAGGCGCTTGGGTATTAGAAGATTACTACGCAGTAGGTGACTTAGTAATGCACGGTGGTTATGTTTACCAAGCGTTAACAAATCATATAGGACAGATTCCAAGCGATTCGATTTATCAAGTAGGCGACAATACAGTACATTGGGCTATCATTCATAAAGGAATGAAACTTGTAGGCGACTGGACACCAACAGGACAATATAAAACAGGTGACGTTGTAAGACGTGGCGGTTATACATATGTTGCATTATTAGATACAACATCAGACGGTAGTTCATTAGATTATTTAGATGCAGGTAACTGGGAAATTGTAGTTACAGGACAATCATTTAAAAATGCTTGGACAGAAAATCAAACTTATGCAGTTGGTGATGTAGTAACTTACAAAGGTAGTGCATACAAATGTAACTTTGAACACGTAGCATCTAATGCAGAAGGCGCAATGAACTTTCCAGGAGATAACGGTGAAGGTTATCAGTACTGGGATACATTATTAGAAGGTTCAAGTCAAGCAGGATTAGTTAATCCTGGTGATTTATTATCTTTTGGTCTTGCAAGAGCAAACGTTGGGGACGGTTCTACTTTAGGTGCAACTAATATTGCAAAAGGATTAGAAGGAAATATCCTAACTGTACAAAATGACGACACAGCAGATTATGATCTGTACGGACGTATTCCAAAAATTATTCACGTTGACCCAATCAAAGGTGTTGACGATACAACAGATCCAGACGCAGGTATTGATATTCAGAAACCTGTTAAAACAATTAGATTTGCATTAGAAATTGCAGACGATGGACAAGACACAACTAAAACTGTACAACTTACAACAGGAAAATTTGAAGAAATTTTACCTCTTATTGTTCCTAAGAAAACAGTTGTACTTGGCGACGAACTACGTTCAAGCACTGTTCGTCCGGCAACAGCAACATTGACAAGTGCTGATACTACAAGTAGAGGTACAATTATTACACACTTGAAACAAGTGATTAGACAGATATTGTTAAATCAAAATGTTTCTAAGACAGCAGGAAACACTCAAGAACAAGTGTTTATTATTGATCAAGAAATATCAGGTGGTGGTGTAGGTGTTGAAGATCCTATTATTACAAATATTCCTATTTTTAGTGATGCAGCAACGGCAGATAGAGTAGATAGTATTCTAACTGACTTTGTAACGTACTACACATATGCTGTAGTAGGTTCAGGTGATGCACCTGCGAAGTACGGTGAAAATGCTGCTTCATCAGCAGAAGCAATTGTAAATGCAAATAGAGTTTTAGAAGCGAATAAAGCATTTTTAGCAGCAGAAACTGCTGCTTATATGACAGCGTTTTATTCAGACTATGTACAACCTAGTGATTTAGGTTATGATATTGAAAGATACGTAATTGCAATCAAATGGGATTTATTATACACTTCTAATTACAAAACACAATTAGAAGCACTTTACTATTCAAACAAAATTAACGGAAGTGCATTAACAGATATGTTCCGTGTTAGAGATACCTGCGGTGTTAGAAACTTATCTATCAAAGGTTTAACAGGAACACTTAATCCGCCAAACGTCTTTGAACAATATCAAAGACCAACTGGACCATCTTGTGTATCACTTGATCCAGGTTGGGGACCTGCACACGAAGAATGTTGGATTATTAATAGATCTCCTTACATTCAAAACGTAACCAATCAAGGTAATAATTGTACAGGACAAAAAATTGACGGTTCGTTGCACAACGGTGGTAATAAGTCTATTGTATCCAACGACTTTACACAAGTTTTAAGTGATGGTATAGGCGCACACGTTTTAAACAACGGTAGAGCAGAACTTGTATCAGTGTTTACATATTACTGTCAAGTAGGTTACCTTGCAGAAAACGGCGGCGTTATTAGAGCAACTAACGGTAACAACTCATACGGATTTATTGGAGCATTAGCAGACGGTACTGATCCAACTGAAGTTCCTGTAATTGCAAAAGTAAACACTAGAAATAACCAAGCATCTGTACAACGTGCATTTGCAGGTGAAGTAAATGATGAAATTTTAGCAGTTGAGTTTTTACACTGTGGACAAAATTACACATCAGCAGATTATACATTTATTGGTTCTGGTGCAGATGTTGAAGTTGTACAAGAAGAATTTAGAGATGATGCATTATTTGAAGCAAGAATTGTTACAGGTGAAGCATCAGCAGCAGCAGGTGGAGGCGGATTTACACTTATTGGTAACAACGCACAGTCTGGTAACGAAACTAGCATCCAACTTGCAGCACAGGACGACAATGATGAAGCAAACTTATTAGGTTTAAGAATTATTATTACATCAGGTCCTGGTACAGGACAGTATGGTGAAGTTAAAGCATACAATAGTTTAACAAAACAATTACAAGTTAAGAAAGAAACTACAGGTGAAGACGGATGGGATCATATTATTCCTGGTACACCACCAGTAAGTTTAATTACAACTACTTCTTCTTACTTGTTTGAACCAAGAGTAGTATTTGATCCACCACCGTTTGCTTCTGCAACAATGAGTTTGACAGCAGGAACAACTTGGGGTGATATTACATTTGGAGAAACAAGAAAATTATTTACAAACGTAGTAGGTGATCCAGGTAACGGAACAACAGTTGATGTTATTCCTGCTACTGCAACATTTAACGTGTTGAAAGAAGGTAGAGATTACACTGTAACACTTAACTCCGGCGGAGCAGGATACACAGTTGGAGACACAATTGTATTAGAAGGCACAGGGTTAATTGGTAATGACGATAATAACATTACAATTACTGTAACAAGTATTTCAAATGATAGTACAAACAGCATTGTTACTTTTAGTGCAGAAGGACAAGCCGCAAGTGGTAGATATGTTGCAGTTGCAAGTACAGGTTCGACAGTAAACTGGTCAAACGATGGTACAAACTGGAATGTTTCTAACTTACCAAGTTCAGGAAATTGGCATACAATTGCTGCTGGTAACAATAGATTTGTTGCAATTAAAGAATTAAGCAACGAAGTTGCTGTATCAGAAGACGGTAACACTTGGGGTGCATACACATTACCAATTAGTGCTGATTGGTCAAGTATTACATTTGGCGGCGGCATATTTGTTGCTGTATCTAAGACAGGTGGTTATGCAGCATTTAGTGAAACAGGAACAACCTGGACACTTGCAAATATTCCAGCAGGTGGTGACTCAACGTTCGACCAATGGACTCAAGTAGCATATGGTTCAGGAAGATTTGTTGCAATTTCACAATCGCAAAACATAGCAGCATACGGTGAATATAACGGTTCAACAATTAACTGGACAACAGTTATTATGGACGTAGTTGCAGACAGTTCACAGAAAGATTGGTTTAAATTAGCATATGGTAATAACAGATTCGTAGCAATTGCACCAACAGGTGAAGTTGCATACAGTTATACTAGAGGTGAAACTTGGCAAGCAGCGACTATGCCTACACCAGATGGTTCAACAATACTTGATTGGAATGACTTAGCATATGGACAAGGTTTGTTTATTGCAACAGTTGATACAAATGGACAAGAAATTGCAGGTGAACCAACATTAGGACCTGTAGATTACATTTACCAATCAGAAGATGGAATTTATTGGACTAAGAAAACAGTTATATCAGAAGGTAACTGGGGTCAACTTGCATTTGGTAATCCAGATGTAACAACAGGCGACGGTGGCGACAACAGAAAAGGTCATTGGGTAATTCTAAACGAAGATGTAACAACTACACACTTGTTAGTTACTACTGGTAGAAAAGCATTTGGTAGAGCAAATGTTAATGCAGGTAGAATTGCATCAGTTAACTTAATTGATCCAGGTAGTGGATATCCTGCTACAGGACCTACATACAATGTTATTGATCCTAACAACACAGGTGAACTTGTACTTGATACTACAAGAATTGCAGATAGAGTACTTGCACAACCAAGTTGGATTAACAGAGGTACACAATATAAAACATCAACAACATCGGTTACTATTTTAGGTGACGGTTTTGCTGATATTACACCAGTAGGTAAATTTATTACAGTTAAAGATATGCCTAAAGTAATTGGTCCGGGTGCGCAGTTAAGACTTACTGACAATCCTGAACTATACACAGTTGTTGCAATTGAAAATGAAGGTCAACAAGAAGATGGAAACTTCTTGTTAACATTCCGTGTAACACCTGACTTAAAGATTGAAAATGATATTGTTAATGATACAGGTGTAACAATTAATACAAGATACAGTCAGTGTCGTATTACAGGACACGACTATTTGGACATTGGTACAGGTAACTTTACAGAAACAAACTATCCACAGTTGTATACGCAAAATTACCTATCATATCCAGAAAACGAAGTACAAGAATTAAACGGTGGTAGAGTGTTCTATGCAAGTACTGACCAATCAGGTAACTTTAGATGTGGTGAATTATTTGCAGTTGAACAGGCAACTGGTATCGTAACAATTAGTGCAGACTTCTTTGATCTTAATGGATTATCAGAACTAGCACTAGGCGGAATTAGAGTTGGTGGTACTGGAACAGTAATTAGAGAATTTAGTACTGATCCATTATTCACAGCAGACTCAAACAATATTGTTCCAACACAAAGAGCAATTAAAGCGTACTTGACTAACAGACTAAATGTTGGTGGTGCAGACTTGTTAACAGCGAGCTTCATCGCAGGTACGGTTAAAATAGGACCAAATCTCATTGGCAACTCGGCAAACTTGACAGTTCAAGTTCCTGTTGTAATGGATTTTAAAGGAGAAAAGGCTGGCATTCAAGGCAGTATGTTAGCACAAAGTATGTTCTTTAGATCATTTAAGAATAGAGAATAACATAAATATATGTACACTACGGAGTAGATAATGGCAGAGTTTAAACTAGGTAGAATTAGATTTGTATGGAAAGGGGACTGGGCAGGTGCCACGACATACTACAAAGATGATGTTGTAAAGTACGGAGGACGTACTTACATCTGTGCAGTTGGTCATACCGCCAACAGCGATTTTTATACGGACTTAAATGTAGTTCCAAGTAAATGGAACCAAATGACAGATGGTCAATCCTGGAAAGGGGATTGGACTATTGCAACAGATTATGTAATTAATGATGTTGTAAAATATGGTGGGAATTTGTACATTGCAAATACCGCACACACATCTGCCGCAACAACTGCCCTTGGACTTGAAGATGATTCTTCAAGTTGGACAACTTATGCAGAAGGAACTGATTGGAAAGGAAACTGGACAGTTGGAACTCGTTATAAGTTAAATGACCTAGTTAAATATGGTGGAAACACATATCTCTGCTCAACTGGACACGCATCTGCCGCAACTACTGCCGACGGTTTAGAAGCAGACATTGGTAACTGGGACAAATATAATGATGGTATTGATTATAAAGGTGACTGGGTTACTGGTACAAGATACAAAGAATATGATGTAGTTAAATATGGTGCTAATCTTTACGTTGTAAAAGCAGGCCAACATCATACAGCATCAGCAGCATTTGCCACAGATAGTGCTAGATGGGATGCTTTTGTTGAAGGCTTTAATTTTGAAAATGCTTATAATGCTTCTACAGAATACAAAACAGGCGATGTAGTACTATATGGTGGTAATTCGTATGTTGCTAAAAGAATTAGCACAGGCGCAACACCTCCTGCAAGTGCTGACGATTGGGATTTATTTGCAACAGGTTTTGCATATCAAAACAACTGGGCAATTGCTACAAGTTATAAAATTGGTGAAGTAGTAACACTTAACGGTTACACATATAGAGCTGTACAAGATAGTCCTGCAATTGCAATGACTGTAACAGCAACTGATAACGGTACCAACCAGTTTACAGCAGCAGATACTACAGGATTAATTGCTAACCAAGTAATTCAATTTAGTGGTTCAACATTTGGTAACGTATTCCCAGGTGGAACGTACTATGTTAAAACTGTAGACTCAGGAACAACATTTACAATTTCAACAACATTAGGAGGATCAGTATTTACTCCTACAACAGCAACTGGATCTATGACAGGTACAGGCGCTGCTCATCCTACAAATACAACTTACTGGAATAAACTTAACGAAGGTATTAGTTGGCAGGGTGATTGGACTGATGACCGCGAGTATGAAGTTGGTGACGCAGTTAAATTAGGCGACAACGCATTTATTTGTGTACAGAAACACCGTTCAGAAGGTGACACTGACTCAACTATTGGTGGAGAAGGTGGCGGTGCTGCTAACTCAAGACCAGATTTAGACATTACAGGTAGTTATTGGAATCAATTAATTACAGGTTCTGAAACAAGTATCCTTACTACAAAAGGTGACTTAGTATACTTTGGTGGTTCTGGTGTTACTAGACTTCCAATTGGACAAGAAGGTGAAGTACTACGTGCTGGCGCAGAATATCCAGAGTGGGCTTTACTTGGACAAAGTGATTATGTATACTGGGTAGCAGAACACGGACAAGATAAACCATATCCATTAGCAGGTGGAACAGTTGATAAACCATTTGCAAGTATACGTTATGCTTGTCATCAAATTGATCAAGGTGCTTTAAACCCTAATGCAAAAGATTTATTAAGAAAGAATAGACACTTCATTCAAAGAGAAGTTCAAGAATGGATTGACTATCAAATTGAATACTTTACAAATACAGCACCAGATGCTACAAGCATTTGGTATAACTTTACATATGATGATGTAAAGTGTGAAAGAGATACAGGCTTCCTTGTTGATGCACTAGTTTATGACCTTGGTAATGGCGGTAACGTTAAGTCAAGAGGTGCTGCTAACAGTTATGTCGGAGCATTAAGCGAGTCAGAATCTGTAGCGAATCCACTTTTAGGTGATCAAAAAGATCAGCACATTGCTGCATTCCAATATATGCTTACAGTTGTAGGACACGTTTTTGCACAAACAGATCCAGCAGTAAATTATCAAACTACAAACGGTGATAATTCAACTTCAGTTGTTGCACAACACAAAGATGCTACAATTGCAGCAGAATCAGGTGTTTTGACAAAGTCAACTGCACTTATTACTATTGTATTGAATGCACTTGAAGATGAAGATGCTTCAAGAGTACCTGCTAGATATATGCCTAACTCACTTGTAAAAGTAAAAACAGGTTTATACACTGAAGTAGGACCAATTATGGTTCCAGAAAATACTTGTGTAATTGGTGAAGAAGTACGTTCAACTACAGTAACTATGGATACTGGTACAACTCATACTACAGATGCAAAATATTCTATCGAAACATACAAACACTTAAACGGTGTGATACAAAGTGTGGTTACAGGAGCAACTGTAACTCCTACAACAGGTAATGCAGAATCACAAAGCATTGCAGTACCATTTGCTGATACACCAGAAAAGAACTTTGTTGATAGATTAATGGGTGCATTAATTCAACAAAGTGATTTTAGAGTTGGTAATTTTGCACACAGTTTCAGAACAGACCCAACAGGTTACAACACTAGTTACTTGGTTGGTTATGGAAATGCAAGAACACAACTTGTTGAAAACAAAAAATACTTACAAGAAGAAGTTACAGCATTTATTACTGCTGAATATCCATTATTAAAATACAGCAGAACAAAATGTAAACAAGATGTTGGTTATTTGATTGACGCACTTACATATGATATGACATATGGCGGTAACAGTCAAGCAATTAGAGCTGGTTTAGCATACTATGATGGACCTGGCGGACCATACGCTGGTAACTTTGGAGCAGATTCAAGTGAACCTACTGCGACTGTAGCAGCATATCAATTTATGCGTGATCATTTAGCAAATATTGTGCTAGATCAAACTGCTACATCAAGACAATCTACTGTAGCACAATTTAAATTTGGTACAGCAGCGTCTACAGCAGCAAAAGACAGAGTTGTTGAGTTAATGAATATTATTATTGACTTAATTAGTGGTGGCGCAACAACTAGTGCACCAAGTGTAAGTGTAAGTAGCATTGCATCAAACGTAATTACTACTGCATCAGCACACGGTTTAAGCACAGGAGATTCGTTTACACCTAGAACAACTGGTAATGGTTTAACAGCAGGACAAAAATATTGGGTAGTTAGTACTCCAGCAGCAGCGACATTAACTGTATCAACAGTGTTTAATGGCAGTGCAGCAAGTTTAAGTGATGGTAGCGGTTTAGCAATCATTGCAGACGTTGTACAAGAACCAGCAGCAACAAATGCTGTTTCAACTACTACTGCATTAATTACAGCAGCACAAAACGTAGATGCTGCACAAGAAACAATGGTTACTGCTATGAGCAACTTCTTAGCAGCAACTTATCCAAGTTTAACATATGACACTGACAAGTGTAAACGTGATGCTAGATTAATTTCTGAAGCAGTAATGTTTGACTTTATGTTTAACAGTAATCACAAAACACTTAAAGCAGCATACGCTTACTTAAGAAGTACTGCAAGTGATGTATATGATAAAGGTCAAAAAACAGCAACTATTGCTGCATTTGATTTCTTAAAAACTTATATGGATGGTGTTGCAGGTGATGCAACAGCAGAAGCACGTATTGAAACATTGATGGAAGATTTACTTGATGTGATTTACAGTGGATCAACTGAAGGCAGTAGATGTGTATCAGATTACAGAAATGTACATCACGCTGCTACACAGATTTTAAGAAACAAAGACTTTATTGTTGCAGAATCAACAGCATACATTGCAGATACTTACAAAGAAACTGTTACAGCAACAACAGCATCAGACAACAGTATTACAATTGGTAGTACAAGTTGGTTACAGAGAAACACAGCAATTCAATTCGAAGGAACAATTGTTGGTGCTCCGTCACTTGCTGATGAATCAGATGGTATTAAAGCAGGTGTAACTTACTATGTACAAAACATTTTAAGTGCAACTAAGTTTACTATTTCAAATGAAAGAAATGGTACTGCTAGAGTAATGGTAGATGACACAGGTTCAGCAACTGTTAAGTTAGTATACAACAGTGCATCTTGTGAAAGAGACATTGGAGAAATATTAGAAGCATTAATTTATGATATTTCATATCCAGGTAACTACAAAACATTACTATGTGCAAGATACTATGGTAATGCTGTAAACGGATCACAAGAAGAAGACTTATACTACTTGCGTAACGGTACAGGTATTAGAAACCAAACATTAAAAGGTATGAATGGTGACTTACTTGCTCCAAATACTTACGGAACAAGTCGTGTATCAGGTGGTGCTTATTGTTCACTTGATCCAGGTTGGGGTCCAGAAGATTACAGAGTATGGATTACAGAACGTTCTCCATATGTACAAAACAATACAACGTTTGGTAACGGTGGTATCGGTCAAAAGATTGATGGTGCTTTACACAACGGTGGTAACGATTCGATTGTATCCAACGACTTTACACAGGTTATATCCGACGGTATTGGTGCTTGGGTAGCAAACAATGGTAGAGCAGAGCTTGTATCAGTGTTTACTTACTACTCACACATTGGTTACTTGTCAACTGAAGGTGGAAGAATTAGAGGTACAAATGGTAACAACTCATACGGTGACTTTGGTTCAGTAGCAGAAGGCTTTGATGGTTCAGAAACACCACAAACTGCTATAGTAGATAACAAATTCCAGTATGAAGCAACAGTTAAAGACGTTACAACAGACAATGCAGAAGAAGTTTACGCATTTGAATTTGAAAATGCTGGTATTGACTACGAAGAAGGCGAGTTCCTAATTTCAGGTGCTGGTACAGGCGCAGCAGCAATTGTTGACGAGTTTAGAGATAACGCTGTACACAGTGTTTTCTTACAAGACAACGTAGACGATAGTGCTAATGCTCCAGAAGTAGTTGGTAACTTTGGTGGATTTGGTTACGTAAGTAACGCTAACACAGCACAGGGTGGTACTACAAGTGCAATTACACTTGCAGCAACTGATGCAGAAATTAGCTCAGCATATGTTGGAATGAAAGTATATGTTACAGGCGGTGCAGGTGTTGGACAGTTTGGTTTAATTAGTGCATACAATGCAGGTACAAAACTTGCAGCAGTAATTAGAGAAAGCGATGGCGCGAGTGGCTGGGATCACATTGTAGCAGGTACTACAATTCAAGCACCAGATGCTTCTTCAACATACATTGTTGAACCTAGAATACAGTTTAGCGATCCAGGATTTGGAACAGAAGTTAGTACAATGCCAAGTTCAGGTACTTGGACAACAGCACAATTTATTGAAACTGCTGATGTTTACTTACCGACAGCAACAGGCGGCACTGGTACAAGTGCGTCCTTCCAAGTAATTAGAAACGGATGGAAGTACTCAGTTAGTGTTGTATCAGGCGGTACTGGTTATACTAGACTTGAAGACTTAACAATTACAGGATCACAGTTAGGTGGTGTTGACGGTGTTAACGATATTACATTAACAGTAACAGCAATTAATAGTGCAACAGGAGAAATCCTTGAAGTTGACACAGCAGGTTACGGTAGAGCAGGTGCATTTGTTGCAGCACAAACAGGTAGTGCAGGCGGCGCAAGAAGCGTTGACGGTAAAACTTGGAGTGGAGTAACATTACCAAGTGCTTCTAACTGGACTGCAATGGCATCAGGTAAAATTGACGATGGATCATCCATTGCTAAGGTTGCTAGAATAGTTGCAGTTGCTTCAGGAACATCAAATGCTGCTTACTCAGCAGACGGTATTACTTGGACAGCAACTAGTTTACCAGCAAGTGCAAGTTGGATTGACGTAACATACGATAATTACAACCAAAGATTTATTGCAATTGCAAGTGATAGTACAACTGTAGCGATTTCATTAGACGGTGAAGTTTGGGACGTAACAGGAACTTTAAACAGCACAGGCTTTACTGCAATTACAGCAGGACAAGGTACAATGATTGCAGTTAAATCAGGTACAACAACTGCTGCTTACAGTGTTGACGCAGGACTTAACTGGGTAGATGTAACTACTTTACCAGGAGCAAGTGCTTGGTCAAGTATAGCATTTGGTCAAAACCACTTTGTTGCAACAGCAACAGACAGCAGCACAATTGCAGTTAGTATTGATAAAGGTGCAACTTGGAAATCCAAAGATATTAGTTCACCAGACTCAACTACACCAGCAGGATTGCAGAAAATTGCATACGGCCAAGGTCAGTTTATGATTACTGCATACAAAACAGGTGAAGATGGCGAAGGTTATTCATACGTTGCTATGTCACAAGATGGCTTTAACTTTACTTGGCAAGGTGTTGGATCTGGAGATGTTACATCAAACGGATTTAGTGCTGTAGCATTTGGTACACATCAGCGTGTAGGTTACTGGACAATTATTGATACAGATACAGGCGACGGTGTATACAGAATTAAAACAGGTGCAACTACAAAAGGTAGAGCTGGAGTAGCTCAGAATAAAATCTTTGAAGTTCGTATTACTGAACCTGGTTCAGGATATGATACTGCACCTACAATGACAATTACAGATCCAAGTGAGATTTATGCATTACCATTCGAAGTTAGAACAGGAAGCGGTGTACTTGCTACTCCTTCATTAAGAAGTAGAGGTACAGGATACGTTTCAGCAAGTGCTGACTTAGTAGGCGGTAATGGTTATGCAGACTTCTTCCAAAGCGGAAACTTTATTGCAATTAGACAATTAAGTTCACTTCCGCCAACAGGATCAAATATTGTATTTGGACACTTACCAAACGAAACATTCAAGTTGGTTAACATTGTTACACTACTTGGATCAAACGATGGTGCATTAACTTGTTTCTTACAGATATCACCAGAAATGAAAGTTATTAATGTTCCACCGCACGGTACAAGTGTTACTACAAGAATTAGATACTCACAAGTACGTCTAACAGGACACGACTTCCTAGACATTGGTACTGGATCGTTTACAGAAACAAACTATCCAAATGATCCTTTACAGGATCCAATACAGTCCAATGAAACTAGAGAGCGTAATGGTGGTAGAGTGTTCTTCACTGCTACTGACCAAGACGGTAACTTTAGAGTTGGTGACTTGTTTAGTATTGAACAATCAACTGGTGTTGCAACATTGAATGCAGATGCATTTAACATTGCAGGACTACAAGAACTATCACTGGGTGAAGTTACACTAGGTGGTGGATCAGCAAGTATTGACGAATTTAGTACAGATCCATTCTTTACAGCAGATAGTGATAGTGTTGTACCTACGCAGAGAGCAATTAAAGCGTACATTAGTTCACAAATTGGTGGTGGTGGTGCATCACTAAACGTAAATAGTGTTACAGCAGGTTTCATATACATTGCTGCTGATGCTATAACAACTACAACACAACAGGCAATTAATGTTGATGCAAATATGAACTTTAAAGGCGGTGTGCGTGGTTTACCAGTAGCGTGGAGTTACTTCTTAACATAAAACATAATGGAGAAAATGTAAAATGGCAACAGGAAGATTAGGAACAGCAGATCTAGCAGCGGCTACAGATACTACTCTGTACACTGTTCCAGCAGATACTTTTAGTGTAATTACACTGTCTGTATGTAATAGGAATGCTAGTTCGGCAAAAATTAGAGTGGCGGTGTCCGCAAGTGCAACACCAGCAAATGATGAATTTATTGAATTTGATTCAGAGTTAGTTGGTAATTCAGTTATTGAGCGTACAGGTATTGTAATGGACGCTAACAAAGTTTTAGTTGTACGTTCTGACACAATTAACGTCAGTGCAGTAGCATACGGCATTGAAACAGCAACAGTATAACGAGGAGAGAAAAGATGGGAAGAGAAGTTAAAGCAAATCCAAGAGGAGTTGTACCTCCCTCACTCTTCGCTCAGGAATCGATTAATGCTAGCCAAGCAATTGAAGCAAACAAAATTTATTTTGTAGATACTTCGTCAGGTGTAGCAACATTAGACCTACCAGGTAACCCTTTCGTAGGAGACATCATTAAGATTTTTGATGTAAATGGATCGTTTCAAACAAACAACTTAACAGTTGATCCTGGGTCACATAAGATTATGCGTAATGCAGATACTATGACAGTGAGTACAGAGGGTGCGGCTTTTACATTAGTTTATTCAGGTACAGCAAGTGGCTGGCTTGTAGAGGCGATTTAATAGGAGAATTTGTAAATGCCATTTAATTATAACAGTGTTAAGAAGATTACAAATGAAGGTATTGTTGATGCATCATTAACAGGTGATGATTTTGCTGGAGGTGCAGTTAACGCAGCATCAGTAGCAGCAGGAGATATTACAGGTGATAAAATTAATGCAGCAAACATTACTGCTGATAAAATAGGTGATACTAGTATTACTGAAACTGCTATCGCAGACGGTGCAGTTAGTTTATCAGGCAGCATACCGACCGGTACATTACCTGTTGCCAACGGTGGTACGGCATTAACTTCGACAACTGCTGATAGAACTTTAATGGTAAACAATTCAGGTAATGCACTTGAATGGGGATTTAGTGGACTTATTCAGTGTAATGTGTACACAGGAAACAGTACTTGGAGTAAACCAACAGGCTGTACTAGAGTAAGAGTACAAGTAGTTGGTGGAGGTGCAGGTGGTTCAGGTCACGGAGAAGCAGGTGGCGCAGGCGGTTACTCAGAAGAAATCATTGATGTAACAGGCGTAAGTTCAGTTAGTGTAACAATTGGCGGACAAGGCGGCGGCGTTAACTATCACAACCAAGCAGGTAATGGAGGAACATCAAGTTTTGGTCCTTACTTATCAGCAAGTGGTGGCGAAGGTGCAAGACGTGTTGGTGGACACACAGGCGGACGACCAGGCATTGGATCAAGTGGTAATATTAATATGTACGGAGGCGGTGGCGCAGGCCATACGCACCACGGTGGAGGACACGGAGGTACTAGTTATTTCGGTGGAGGAAACATTGGAGTTCACGATAGTGGACCGCAACCATCACAGCGTGAAGGTCAAGCAGCACCCGGAAGTGGTGGTGTTGGCGCACCACAAGCACGTAGAAGAGGTGCAAGTGGAAAATCCGGTATGGTAGTTGTTTGGAGTTTAAGATAATGGCATTTAGTTACGAAGGATTACAAAAAATTACAGGCGAAGGCCTAGTTGATACAACTATTGTTGCAAATGACGTTGCAGGAACAACAATTGATACTCCAAAATTTGATACTGGAGCAATTACAGAAGCCAAACTTGCAAACGCAAGTATTCCAACAGGTGATGTTGCAGACGGTGCAATTACAGCAAGTAAATTAGGTAATAATAGTATTGACTTAGCAGGAAGTAAAGTAGGCGGAGCTCTTTCAGGATCAAAAGGTGGTACCGGTTTAGCATACAGCGGCGGATCTGCTAGAAGAAATATTAAAACAGACGGTAGTGGTAATCCAACTACAGGCGAAACAGGTTTAAGTGCTTGTAGAGTTTACACAAGTAACACAACTTGGAGTAAACCATCAGGTGTAACAAGAATTAGAGTACAAGTAATCGGCGGCGGAGGTGGCGGAACAGGTCACGGAGAAGCAGGCGGATCAGGTGGATATGCAGAAGAATATCTAAATGTATCAAGTATTAGTTCAGTAAGTATTTCCATTGGCGGTGGTGGAGGTGGTGTAAACTACCATAACAGTGCTGGTAATGGCGGAACAACATCATTTGGACCATATTTAAGTGCGTCAGGCGGAGAAGGTGCTAGACGAGTAGGTGGACACTCAGGTGGACGCCCAGGTATTGGTTCAGGAGGTAATTTAAACATTTACGGTGGAGGCGGTGCAGGTCATACACACCACGGTGGCGGCGCTGGCGGTAATGGTTATTTTGGTGGATCAAGTATTGGAGTTCACGACAGTGGTCCTCAAGTATCACAACGTGAAGGACAAGCATCACAAGGAACAGGCGGAACAGGTGCTCCTCGAGGTAGAAGAAGAGGTGGTACAGGACGTTCTGGAATGGTAGTGGTTTGGGAGTACAGATAGTATGGCAATAAGTTACGAAGGACTAAAGAAAATTACAGGTGCTGGTATTGTTGACGGTACTATTGGTGCAGCAGACATTGGCTCAGGACAAATTAACAGAAACAAAATTATTGATTCTTCAATTGACACAGATAACATTGCAGACGGAGCAGTAACAGGTGCTAAGATTGATCCAGCAAACGGATTATCAGCAGCAAAATTTGCAGCAGGTAGTGTTGATTTAACAGGAGCAGCAGTTACAGGTTCACTAGCACCATCAGGTGGTGGTACAGGTAAATCTAGTTTAGGTGCTGCTAACCAAGTTTTAAAAATTAATGACGCAGGAAACGGTTATGATTACACTTATGGAGACTTAGTAAGTGTTAACTATTATACAAGTAATTCTACTTGGAACAGACCGGCCGGCGTACAAAGAATTAGAGTACAGATCTGCGGAGCAGGTGGCGGTGGAACAGGCCACGGTGAATCCGGAGGTGCTGGCGGTTACGCAGAAGAAGTAATTGACGTAACAGGTATTTCATCAGTTTCCGTTACACTTAACGGTGGAGGTGGTGGTGTAAACTATCACAACTCAGCGGGTAACGGTGGTTCAAGTAGTTTTGGTCCTTATCTATCAGCAAGTGGTGGCGAAGGAGCAAGACGTGTTGGCGGACACTCAGGTGGACGTCCCGGAGTTGGATCCGGTGGAAACCTAAACCAGTATGGAGGCGGAGGACGCGGACATACACACCACGGAGGAGGTTTAGGAGGCAGTTCATATTTTGGTGGTTCTAGTATTGGTGTTCACGATAGTGGCCCACAACCATCACAACGTGAAGGCCAAGCATCACCAGGTAGTGGTGGAGTTGGTGCACCACGTGGTAGAAGACGTGGCGGAACGGGCCGAAGAGGCATCTGCATAGTATGGAACTACAAATAGGAGTAATAAATTATGGCTAAAAGTGTATTAGTAGATTTCCAAGGTGGTATTCAACATATCTGCGAGCCGGGCGAAGAATTCGAAGTTTACGAAGGTCCGGACGCAAAAGTAAGATGGACAACTTGTGCATCTGATGATATTAATGATACTTGGATTTTACATAACGGTGTGTGGGAACAAAATGTTCAAGCACCACCATCATACAGTGTTTTAAGAAGAAACGCATACGGTGATATCGGTGAGCAACTTGATATGTTGTTTAAAGATATGCAAAATGGAACAACAAATTGGCAAGATCACATTGCAGCAGTGAAAAATACTGTACCAGGACCAAATAGTGAAGAAGCACGTGAAATGAGAGCTTCTCGTGTTACTATTAATTGGGGTACAGAAGAATCACCTGCTTGGACAGATACTGTTAATAGAGAAGTACCAAATTTAGTTAAAACAATCGGTAAAAAGATTTCAGACTAAATCACTAATAAAGTACAGGGAACTGTATCTAAATAAGTAATAATATGCTATTAGATATGTTCCCTGTTCGTACCTATAAAACAGAAGTAAAATTAGAAGAAAATGAAAAGTCCAAAATACTTGACTTTTTATTGACTTTATTTGATTCTGTAAAAGATTCTAATCACGCATTAGAAGCAGGTGGCAAAAGCACACATTCTGTAAATAGAGATTTACAAAATGAAGAATTGTTTTTACCGCTAGTAACAGAAATATACAAGCACCTTTTACATTACTGGAACAATGCAGGGTTTAGTCCAGGCTGTCGTCCTAAGATTGCATCTATGTGGGCAAACATACATAATAAAGGTGATTATACTTTAGAACATTCTCACAGTACACACGTACTAGCAGGATGTTACTATTTAAAATATGATAGCGATGCAGGTAATATTGTATTTGTTAATCCTAACGAATATGCTCAACATTATTATCCGTACTCTGAAGCAGGAAAAATAAATGATATGCGACATACATTATATGTTAGTGAAGAAGATTTAATACTCTTTCCTGCACACATTAAACACTATACTGAAGTAAATAATTCAGATGAAGTGAGAATTAGTATTAACTTTAATGTAGACCAAGAGGAAGTAAATGATTGATAGTGTAACAATTGTAGGTGGCGGTACAGCAGGTTTAACAACTGGACTTATTTTACGTGCTGCATATCCTGATATGAAAATACAACTTATACGCTCTGACACTATAGATATTGTCGGAGTAGGAGAAGGTACTACTGAGCATTGGAGAGATTTTTTAGAATTTGTAAAAATTAATCCTGCAGAATTTTTTTTACATTGTGGTAGCACATTTAAACACGGAATATATTTTAAGAACTGGAACGGTGACGGCAAAGATTATTTGCACAATGTTCCTACATACATTATTGAAGAAAGTAGAATTGGACATCCTAATGTACTACACAAACTAATTGTTGAAAATGAAAATCAAATGAGTATGTTTGATGAATTTATTATTAATTCACAACATTATCAACCTGTATTAGAAAGTACAAATCAATATCATTTCGATACATTTAAACTAAATGAATTTTTAAATGATGTTTGCGCAAAACGTAGGATTGATATTATTGTTGATACAATTACGTCTGTTGAAGCACTTGGTAGTGTAAAAAAATTACACGGTGAAAAAGGTATTTACGAAAGTGATTTTTATATAGATGCAACAGGTTTTGCAAAAGTAGTACACAGTAAAGTAGGAAGTGATTGGAAAGATTGCAGAGAATATTTGCCAATGAACAGTGCTGTTACTTTCCCAACTAAATTAGATGATAAGTTTCCTGCTTACACTGCTGCTACAGCATTAAGTTCTGGATGGGTATGGCAAATACCTACACAAGAAAGATACGGTAATGGATATGTATACTGTGACGATTTTATTACTGAAGATCAAGCAATAGAAGAAGTAACAAAATACTACGGACACGAACTAGACATACGTAAAAAATTTAAGTTTGGTGCTGGATATCTTCGTAATGTATGGAACAAAAATTGTTTAGCAGTAGGACTTAGTGCAAGTTTTATTGAGCCTTTAGAAGCCACTAACATTGGAACAGCAATACAACAAGCACTAGCCTTTGTTAATCATATAGGACTTTACGACCCAAATAGTGATAGTGTACAAGATAGTTACAATAAAAAGTTTGCAAAAGTTTTTGAAAACACTGTTGACTTTGTACAATTACATTACTTTACTAAAAGAAAAGATTCTGAGTTTTGGAAAAACAGTCATAACATTAAAAAGACAGATTTTAATGAAGCAACAATTGAATTATACAAAAAGAAAATTCCATTATGGACTGACTTTGCTAACCCGTATGCACTATTCAATAACTTTAATTGGACAATGGTTTTAACAGGATTAGAATTGATTGATAGACAATCATATTTAGACCAATGGAATAAACTGCCTTATGATACAAAAACAGAAGCAGACATAAAACTAGATGTGTACTACACTAGAGAAGCACCAGTACTAGGACACAAAGAAGCAATTAACTACATTAAGGACACACACTATGCCGCAAATTAAAAAGATTTGTATTGTTGGAGGAGGTAGTGCAGGCTGGATGACAGCAGCAATGCTTTCAAAAAAATTAAAAAATATAGAACTTAGTTTAGTTGAATCACCTAAAGTTTCAACTGTAGGCGTAGGAGAATCTACACTAGGGCATATTAACAAATATTTAGATATGCTTGAATTAAAAGACAGTGACTGGATGGCAGAGTGTAATGCAACTTACAAGACTAGTATTAGATTCACAGATTTTAAAGAAAAAGACGGAACTAGTTTTCAATATCCTTTTGGAACAATGCCTTTTGATCATACATCAAACGGAATAATGGATTACTTTTGGCATCAAGCATATACTGAAAATGAATATGATCATAGTGAGTTTGCAGGTTGGGCGTTGAATCAAACTATTATGACTGATCAAAATAAATTGTATGACAACGCAGATGAAAAACAACAAATTAGAGGATTTGATTTCCACCTTAATACAGCATACCATATGGATGCAGAAAAATTTGGTCAATATTTAAAAAATAATATCGCTCTTCCTAATGGTACAAAACATTTCTGGGATACAGTTAAAGATGTAAAACAAGATGAAAATGGAAATATTATTGAACTAATAGGAGAAGAACAATCTCACTTTGCAGATTTGTATATTGACTGTACTGGATTTACAAAATTATTAATTGAAAAAATAATGAAAACTAAATTTGTAAGTTTTGGTGATGTATTAATGAATGATCGTGCAATGGCAACTCGTATTCCTTACAACGATAAAGAAAATGAAATGCACAGTTTTACAGATTGTACTGCTATTGAAAACGGTTGGGTATGGGATATTCCTTTATATCATAGACGTGGTACAGGATATGTACACAGTAGCAAATTTGTTGATTGGGATCAAGCAGAAGTAGAATTTAAAAACTATCTAAGCAAAAGATTAAAACCAGAACAAATAGAAAAATTAGAATTTAACAGAATTAATATTAGACACGGTGTACAAGACACTCCTTGGAAAGGAAATGTATGTGCTATAGGATTAGCATTAGGTTTTGTTGAGCCATTAGAAAGCACAGGACTGCTTACAACGCACGAAAACATTATACGCTTAGTAGGAACACTTACACGTAGAAACGGACTTGTAAACAATATGGATGTTGAAGGATGGAATTCAGCAGCAAGGTTTGAACTTGATAACTTTAAACAATTTGTAAGTATGCACTATGGTTTAAGTGCTCGTAGAGATACTCCTTATTGGAGGCACGTAACTGATACTGTAAATTACATTCCTGATCCTGCCGAAGCGTGGGATAATTGTGTACAAGATTACAACTACAGAATGAACACACGTCTACATCTAGACGGAGATACTAATGACGGAAAATATTTTATCCTAGCAGGTATGGGATACAATCCTATTAGTAAAGCACACGCAGATATGGAAGCATTTAGATATCCAGGCTTGCCAAGTATTTGGAAAGCAGCAATGGATAGACATCAAAAACATAAACAAGACGTTTTAGAATTATGTAAAACATTACCAACGCATTATCAATATTTGAAAGGTAAGTTCTATGACGGAAAAGAATAGTGTTAAAGCAGTAATACTAGGCGGCGGCACAGCAGGTTGGCTTACAGCACTATTTGTAAAACACTATTGGCCTAGTATAGATATTTCAGTAGTAGAAGATCCAAAAAAACCGCCTATTATTGCAGGTGAATCAGGAGGCTTTGCGCTTTCTCGATTATACGATACAGTAGGTATTCCTTTTAACGAATGGGCTAAAGCAGTAGGAGCGACTCCTAAACTAGGAGGAAAGTTTGTTGGCTGGAACGGAAAAGAGTCTGTGTTTTGGCACAGTTTAATTACAGATCATTATTTTGCAAAATGGAGCAAACGTTTTTCTAGTTTAGAAGAGCGGTATTATTTCTTACGTATGTTAATAGGTACGGGTATAGATATTGCAGATATAGTTCCAACTGGCGCATTACTTAAAAATGATAAAGTACCATTTGATGACTATGGTGCTATTGTAGATAAAATTTTTCCTATGTGGCACTTTGACAGTAGAGCAAATGCTGCATATTTAAAAGCAAAAGGTTTGGAACGTAATATAAAACTAGTTGAAGGTACATATATTTCTAGCACAAAAGATGACTTAGGAAAAATTAAAAGTATTCAATTAGAAAATGATATTACATTGCCAGCAACTTGGTTTTTTGATTGTAGTGGATTTGCAAGATTGCTTCTTGAAAAAGAAATGAAAGCAACATCAGTAGATCAATCACAATATTTTCCTGCTTGTGCAGTTTTACCTTGGTGGGACGAACCTTGCTACAGTACAGCAACACTTGCAACTACTATGGACGCAGGTTGGACTTGGCAAATAGGTTTAAAAGAAAGAACAGGACAAGGATATTTGTATGATCCTAACCACCTTACAAAAGATCAAGCACTAGATGAAATTAGAAGTAAGTTCGGAGAACATATTGAACCAGTAGCAAGTTTACAATTTACACCAAGTATAATGTTACAAAGTCAATTAAAAAATGTAATTGGCATAGGTTTAAGCACAGGGTTTATGGAACCATTAGAAGCAAACGGTACAGGAATTATTGTTGATCAATTATTAACTTTGTTAGAGACTTGGAATCCAACAATGTACAACGAGTTGAATGAAGATCAATTTAACAGTAGTGTATATAAACAATATTTAGGAATACGTGACTTTTTATCTTTACATTATAGAGGTAAAGGAAACGAATCTGCATTTTGGAAAGAACAATCTAATCCAAATAACGTACCAGATACACTACAGGAAAGACTTTCAGACTTTGAAAGATATTTTGCCACAGGAAAAATGGATTTTTCAAAATATCTAAGCGGATTTAGTTTTGAAAGTTGGCTAACAGTGATACAAGGAATGGATCTATGTAATAGTAAAGCCATATCTGTTGGTGATAAGCACCAATTGATCGATAATTACTATAAAGAGACTATAGAGCCATACGATCACATATATAGAAGGTGTATAAAAATAGAAAAATGGATAGAAAAAACTTCGAATATAAAGTAAAAGAATATTCTATGTCTAATTTTCCTGATAGGAAAATTTTTGTTTACGATGACATTTTGCCGTATTCAGTAAGGACAGGTATTTACGAAATGTGCAGCAAGTCGTTGTACAAATTAAATGGTACAGATAACGGTGTTTTAGAAAACACACAACATATTTCAGTTGTATCGACCTGGCAAGTAGATGATTTCAAACATACACAATTGTTAGAAAATCTACCTAAAGAAGTTATAGAACGACACAATATGTATTACAAGTTTCATCATAACACTATGATTAACTTATGTACTCCACACGATAGATTTCATATGCATATTGACAACGACTCTAATGGATGGACAATGGTTTATTATGCAAACTTGCAATGGAACATTGAATGGGGCGGAGATACTTGCTTCTTAAATGAAGAAGGTACTGACTTTGAACACGTATGTTCATATAGACCCGGTCGTTTAGTTTTATTTCATCCGCAGATTCCGCATATGATTCGACCTCCAACACAACTTGCTTCTGAACACGGTCAATTCTTTAGATTTTCATTAGCAACAAAATTTGTTCCTACTTTAGGTGAAGCAAAAGTCTTAACAGATGGAATGAAGGACACTAGCCTAGGCGGAGGATAATATGAAAGTTGCAGTTATAGGTATCGGCACTGCCGGACTT